AAACAATACCAAATGAATTAACATTGGGACTAGATCCCCAAGGATAAATAGGACATTCAATAGCTTGTCTTGGGCAATCAATAGGTATTAATTGTCCGATAGCATAACAAGGTTTACATGGAACAAGAACAAGTTGACAACCCATTTGTCTTCTCCATACAAACTTTTGTCTATGGAAAATTGAGTTTTCTAATTTGGTACCTGTATTCCATATTGTGGTTGCAGGAACCATTTGTTCAATTAATTTTATCCAATAAGTTCCCAAACCATTAACATAATCAATCATTGTTTGATATGTAAAATTATCGTTAGGTACATTAATTGCTTGACCTGATTCTAAGTATTTCCAATAGATAGATTGAAGGGTTGGGTACCCACCTGTCTTACCATCGGTAATAAATTGTCTATTTCTAACATTAATTGTATTATGCCAAAAAGTTTGTGCAAATTCAAAAAATGTTTTTTCTTTTGGTTTTGGGTTGATTACCGTCCAATCAATTCCACCCCTTTGCGGGTATGGAGTATTTGGTGTTGGATTACAACGTGTTGGTTCAACATAGTTTAACCCTTGATTAGGTATTGGGTAATTATATTGTCTTGACATAGTCCACACATCATAAACCAACCCTTGAGCCGGATTCATAAATATGTCAACATTCTTAACATTTATAACTAATTTATCACTATTAACAGGATAATATGCGTTAAAATTACCATCAAAATTAGTTCTTAAACCAGTTTGAGTATCTGTCCAACTTTTCTTATTATCAACTATTCTACGTAATTTATATCCCAAATTCATATAAGGGAAAGTTCTATATCTTTGTAGATATTCTTCACCATAGTTAAATGGTAATAATGTTGTTTGGTAATTAGGGTTAGCACCTGTAAAAACACTATTCGTAGTATCTACTTGTTCCGGCATCCTATGTTGTGGTGTAGATTCAAACCAACCTCCTCCAATTTGGAAGTAGTAGGAATCACTTGTTGTTGGCATCATTGGATAACCAAACTCATCTATTGGGTAATCTTCAGGTAAACATTTACATCACTTATAATACTTGTTGTTGTAAATCCTGTAAATTGTTGCCCATGTATTGAGTATATATCCGTTGTATCTAAAACAGGTAATTGTTGAGTATATGTTCCCCCTGATAATTGAGCGTATTGACCATTAAACTCCTCAATATTTATTTTTTGATCCGCAATGTAGATATATTCATTAAATTCAATTAAAGCTTCTGGAGCTCCAATTAATCTTAATAATATTTCAATAGATTTTCTTGTACCTTTAGATTTAAAAAGGTATGCCGAATTTAAAACTAAGTTTCTATAATATTGGTAGTTAAGTTCCTCAGGTGTCATACCAACCGACAAACCACTAAAATTATTACTTCCAGGGCTAAATACAGAATCTAACAATTGATCATTTGTTATTGGTGAGATATTTGGATCCCACCCTAATGTCATCGCTAAATTTTTTAACAACTGAGACGGTATATCATTTTTGATATTGTAATTAACATTATTCATGTTTGATAATGCCGATATAAACTTTTTTGTTTCATCAAAACTTCTACCATATATCTGTAATACTTTCTCTATTTTTTGATCAGGAGTATCAAATTCTTTAATAGCTCCTGTTGTTAAAAAACGTGATATTAAATTAGTACGATATAAATCTAAGTTAGCTGCAAATTCATTTAAAGTAGTAAGATAGTTATCAAACGCTGATGATGATATATCTAAATTCCATTGACCATTTTTAGGAAATGTGATTGCTTGGGTTGTTAAATAAATTGTTCCATCTTCATTTTCTTTTGGAACTGTAAATGTTGATGTATATATCGGAGTAATAGACCTGTTTAACAAAAATTGTTCAACCTCATCCATTGCCTCATTGAATGTTTTATTGACGTATATGTCATTAGGTCTAATAACTAACGAATCATAAGATATAGAATTACCTGAGAATGGGTTACCTTTAACAACAAAACTTAATGTAGTGGATGTATTATTAGAAGGACTATAGAATATAAAAGGATATTCACCTCCATTTATAAACAATGAATATTTTGGGTAATTTACCGTAAAATTTCTTAAAGGTGAGACTTCAATTTCAAGTAGTTCAAAGTTTCTATTGGCATTTGAACTATAATCAATATCAAATGGGTTTCTTAAAGAACTTATATAGACATCAAATGTTGTTTCATCCTCAACCGAATCATATAGAATGTTTGTAGCAGTTTCACTTGTACTATAATTTGGTAAAACTGATGTAATTTCTAATGCACCAGGAAAGAAATTAATAATATGTAAAATAGAAGTAGAGATTCTTTTAACTAAAGAACCATATAATGTAAAGTTAGTAACTTGAGATAAATCAAAATTAGGATAAACTTTAAAGTTATTCGCTTGTATTACTCTTGATTCGGTAACACTTTCAATATTTAACGTATCTAAAGATATAGGTTCTGAAAATGACCCTATTGAAAAGTTTCTATTTTGTTTTTCGGTAATTGATGTGGTAAATTCAAAATTTGCTTGTGTAAACCCTCCCCCATCAACAAGTTGTAAACCAACTAAGTTGTCAGAAAATGTCCCTTGACCGCTTGGAGACTGAGGTGGACACGTATATTTTTTTACCGCCATTTTTATACTATGTTGTTAAAACTTTTACTAAAATCAATATTGTTATTTCTATCTTGTCTAACCTCATATAATAATTCATTAAACTGATCACGTACCTCAAATAAGTTGTATTGTTTGTAAATGTTATTAGCACTATCATAGATTGTGTAAATAAGTTGTATTGTTTGTAAATGTTATTAGCGCTATCATAGATTGTGTAAATACCATCATCAATAGATTTGGTTTGATTACCATAAAGGGCAATTGCCAATGTTGATATATCGTGTTCTACGATTTCAACTTCTGTAGTTATAGGATTAAAAAATGTATTAGTTATAATAATATTCTGATCAGGTTGACCAATAAATGGTGTTGCACTTGGTTTATTAGTTGGAGAAGATGATGGTGAAAGTGTACAGAAAAGTAAGTTTGATGTACTTTCCACATATCTATATCTAATAGCCTTTTGTGATGTATTTGTTAAATTTTGTATAACAGGTTCACAATAAAATGATGAGGTTATAATTCTAAAAAAATTAGGAATTTTAGTTCCATCAGAATTTAAGTATTCAACTCTAAAACCAATTAAACCTTGATTAACAAATTTATTTCTATATTGTGATGGAACATTATTTAAGTCAATAACAATACCTTTAACATTAGGTAATGAAGATAGAACACCACAATCCGTTATTTTAGTTCTAATTTCTGCCGGTCTAATATACAATGTATATATACCTAATTTATTAAATTGATCAGCTGGTAATTTTAAGTTATATAAACCACCTAAAATTTCAACACCTGAATTACCACCAGTTGTTGCATTGTGAAAATATGGTCTTAAAATAGATTTTGCATCTAATTTAGTTAAAACAAAGTTATCTGTTTCATCCCTTGATGGCGTATAATTCAAGATGATCTCTACGTCATCAGGACTAACGTCCGCACTTCTTATTGTTCCGTAATTACCTGTAGCCACAAGAATTTAATTTATATTTAGTTTATTTTTCCTTACCTAATAAATACTTAACTAAGGTCTTTTTTAACATTAAAAAATCCATACCCGTATTTTTCTAAGTCCCCAACATTATCAACCTCACCTATCCTTTCAATATATTCTAAGGCAGAGTTTTTACCTCTTTCAATAAAAACATTACTTTGAACTTCAGGTTGATCAATAACATTTATTAATGCTTCGTTTTTAGTTAATCCAGTCATTATTAAATCATTTTGAGTAAATCCCGATGAATACACCATAAAAAGTGTAAAATCTTCGTAATCAAAATAATCAATTTGATTTATTGTATATGCGGTATATAATCCATTTGGATCAGGACCCCATACAGTACCAACACTACCTGTAGTTCCAGTTATTTGAATACCTAACTTAAATTTACCACCATAAAGATCATCCTTTGGTCCATATTGAGCTAAATCATTTATAGTTGATTCCGTATATCCCGTTATTAAAAATGGTATGGTTGTATAATTGTAACTGAAGAAATCATTTATGTCTGTATTTGAATCTCCACTAAAAATGTAATCATAATTGAATGACGTTCCTGTCCAATTACCTCCAGCCGGTGTAAATGTTGCAGTACCATTAGGGTTTGAGATGGT